CTCAACCACAATTGTGGGTTTCGGTGCTTAAGCGTGGCACCTCACGGTCGGCGGTTACACTCGCGTGTAACCCCATGATGCGGAGGTCCGAAAAATCGGACTCCAGCGCCTGCGATGACCAGTATAGGTATCGCGTATGGCGGCCCCTGTTGAGGGGGTCCCATAAAGGGCGCACATCATAGCTTGGCTCTTGTTAACCCATGTTGTGTACTTGGCCGGTTGTCTCTCGACGGTTTGGATTTGGCATTGCTGCCAATCGTCGGGATTCGTCCGGATTTTCCACAAACTACTATCAGTCGTCCATAGGCAACCCTCCTTCCCAGGGGGGCCCCATAAACGACACCAGAAAGGAATCTGGTTGATAGCCAACTTCCTGGCTTTTGCCATGGACCAGAAAGTGAGGTCTTCTATCTGCGTTAGCCTATTGTGGAATTCAATCCACTCATAGGCGTCTTTGGGTGCCGTCTTGAGAAAGACGGGTCTCACATCCTCTCCACGGAACCAATCGGCTCCGCAGGATTCTCTGAATGGGCCCTCTTTAAAGGACTTCTTCAGGTTGGGTGTGAAACCAAAGAAACGCAAAGCAGAAATGACGTCGTCGTAGGTATCGGAAGGCACAATCATGTCGTCACCGTAAACAGTGACAGCACTAGTGCCCGAAATGACCCTTGCGATAACGTAAAAGAGCATTGTTTCCAGTTCGAATGTGAAGCCATTCCCCATAGAGGAGAATTTCTCTAGCTTCACCCATTTGCCATTGATCCAGGTCTTTTCAGACCTGAGCTCGCAGAAAAGCTCAAACCAATTTCTTGGTAAGAGGAGCTTAACGAGCATGTAGCAAATGGTATCACTGGCGTCACTAAGATCAATAGTGGCGTATGTACCACAAAGGGAGGCAAACTTCGCCATCAGTCGATGGAGTTGCTGCCCCTGGAAATCTCCAGTTCCCTTGATATCGATCCCGTATTTGCACAGCCTTGTCCGGACGTAACGTCCGAGTGCTAGCTGATAGGCCACGTTTCCGAGGCCCTCAATGCAAATACCACGGTCCTTCTCGCTGTCTTTTTCGACATTCGTGAAGCGATTCCCTTCAACCTCCTCAAGCCCATGCTCACGCACAAGCTCATCCCAGATTGTGTCTGAGTTAAGGATTTTAAAAAGGTCTCTGAACCGTTTCGTAACGGAAACCGACTGCCCCAGCTTATGGGGTAAGGTTATATTTTTTCCACGAACGTTGAACGTGGACCCCCCACTGAAGGATGGACTTAAGGTCGAGGGTATCTTCCCTAAGATCTGTCTACACAGCACTCGCATTTCTACGATTGCGTTGTAGACCGACAAGTCCTTCTCATCCAGATCACCAAAGAAAGGTCTTTCAAACAAATTAACCCACCATGCTAAACGAGTATTAGTCGCCTTGCACGCCGCTTCGCAGCGGTAAAAGGTTTCCTCTGCCTTCTTCTTTCTTTGGACAGCAAGCTCGGGTGCAATACCCGGTAACTTACGAACACAAGCAGCTGCCTGTGCGTCCAAGAAATAAGACCGATGATCCTGGAATGAATTCGGCCCCTTACAGGGCTTAAAAAGAGTAGGCCAATCACCCGCTTGCGCGGCTAGGTACTTCTCTTTTCCGAATTCGGTGGGTATGGCAGCTGTTATAGCTCTAACCATCTCTAACATCATCGTTAGACTCCTATAGGATCGTTACTACTGACCGGGTTTGAAGCCGGTTGGGACAAAGTTACATCACGGTCGCGAGACCAGCGATGTAACCCACTGCGAATGCTGCACAAACGATAATCACGAAGATTACCATCAGTACAACTGCCCCAGTTGGATCAGTTCGGAGCGTAGCCATCGCGAAACGCTTCTTTGATTTGCGTGGCAGTGAGGCTCGTGGCCACATAGGCGACACCGTCGGCCTGCAGTGATGCAGGGATCCGAGCGGGTCCAACCTTGCGGACCTCGTAGAACTCAGTGTCCACCACGCGTTCGATGCCATCGGTCCCGACAACGGCGTACGGAATTGCGAAGGTCATGACGACCTCGCGACCCGTATTCTTGCCTTTGCTGGAGATCGACAGCTTCGGTTGCGAAGCGGCCGTCGTGCCCTTGGTTTTACCCAGGTACACAGCCGGGAGGTTACCCCCGGCGGGCTGAACGTTGGTGAAGATGGTGTCGGCGTTAGCGCCGTCCTTGATCGTGATGTTTGATGCTGTAGGCATACTATTTCCTAAATTGAACAGGGATTGAAAAGTTTGAAAGTTGTTGAAGGAGCACGGACGAAAGGCTTAATACCCTCGTCAGGTTCCCAGTCGGCGGCGTCAGTCTGAGTCGCGGATTTCCACTCCACCCTTTCGAGCGTGAGGAGTCCGTAATCTGACAGTCACCTTTAAAGCGCGTGAGCACACCAAGTGTGTTCCGATACTCGCCGACTCTCAACAAATTCAAGATTGTATACGTACCAGCCAGTCGTGTATTCATTGGAACGGTAACCCCGGTTTCCCAGGTCAAACTCTTTAAGAAAGTCTGAAAGTTACCAAACCAACCTAATACCCAACTGAAAGGTATCGCATCCCAGGCTACTTCGGCAAGGTTGACAAGACCGAGCCTGTTAGCCAAGTACGCGTTGGGGTTAAGGACCGTCATGGTCCCAGATGCCCCTCCTCGGACGCGTGCCTCGTACGTCGTCTGATTCCAAGTGCCGTCCGCCCCGTTGGTTCTGAAAACCTTCCGGTCGTATACCTTGGATCTACCCCGTAGCTTCACAGCTTGGGGCTCTGGATCAGACAAGACTTTGCTGACTGCTGATAAATCGGCCACTGTAGCCGACCAGCCAAACCAGAACTCTAACCAGAGGTCACCAGGAGTTTTAATCCGATTCCGCCAGTCATAGACGCTTCGCTTATAAAGGCGCCGCATGTCTGAACTGTTGGATGGGTGATTTAAGCTACGCGCAAGAGCCTTGAGGGCCCTCTTGCGTCGCAAATAATCACCGGTGACAAGAAGTAAGCTAGCGCCAGGAAGGCGTTTTGCGAAGTTCACGAGAGTTCCAAATCTTTTGCTAGCCATGCCCAGCGTCTGATCCCACTGCGCGATCCCAATACCTATAGAGGCTGAGCCGTTGTTGAACATTTCCGAACGGAAATCACCAACGGCAAACTCAATTGCTTTCGCAATTGGCCCTTTTTGGCACCAGGTCCACGCCGCAGAATCGTTGACGGGCATGATAACACCACCGTGATCGTACCGGGCGAGACTACGGCCTTCCCGCTTTGTATAAAAGTTATTACCCACGTATGGCTTCACCTCCACATATCCGTTTTTAAGGGATAGGAAAGAGGGAGTTGACGTGGAATCATACATTTTAAAAGCGGGATTAACCATAATCTCTCCTTTCGGTTCTCGGTGATATTGTGAGTGTCAATCACTTGCAAGGGGTTGTAAGACCCTAGAGGTTCTCCAGTCTCAC